CGTTGTATTCGAACACTGAAACAGGTGAAATTGTTTTGCCAAATCCTGAATTTATGTTAATGTCTAAAGGCCGTATGCGCGGTCAGGGCATTGGAGGTTCATGGTTTAGTGAATATTTCATGTCTGATGTTTTTCCTCATGCTGGAGTTGTAACTACTCAAGGAAGTAAAGCTCCAGTACCTCGTTATTACAAATCTTTGTTGAAGGAGTTAGGGTCAGATTTAGCACTTGACATGCAGTTTCGATCGTCGGCAAGGTCCGACATGGACGCAGAACGTACAATGTACGAGAATCTGCCAGTCCGCAAGATAGCTCGCGCTAATGTGAGTTTATCTCGTTCTAATCAATCAAAACGTACTATTTAAGGTCAAAAAAATGTTGCAATTCATTGTTTCTGTTAAAGATCGCGCCGCGGATGTTTTCAACCGTCCTTTCTTTGTTCCTCATCGTAATGTTGCTATTCGTGACTTTACAGACGAGGTTAATCGTTCTGCAGCTGATAATCAGCTTAATAAGCATCCTGATGATTTTGATTTGTACCTATTAGGTCATTTCGATGACAATAGTGGTACATTTACTACTGAAGAAGCGCCTTTGGTGCTTGTTCGCGGTAAGGATGTTTTGCAGTCCTCATGACCCTTGCACCCCTTCGGGGGTGCTTTTTTTTAACCGGAGTTTTTTATGTTTCATAACAAGTCTGTTTCTACCCATGATTTCGCGATGGTTCCGCGAGCTGATATTCCTCGTAGTCGTTTTTCAATGCAGAAGACATTGAAGACTACATTTGATAGTGGTTATCTTGTTCCGATTATGTGTGAGGAGGTACTTCCAGGTGATACGTTTAATGTCAACGTCACGATGTTTGGCCGCTTGGCTACGCCTCTTTTCCCGGTCATGGATAATCTACATTTGGATTCGTTCTTTTTCTTTGTCCCTAACCGTCTCGTATGGACGAATTGGGTCAAATTCATGGGTGAGCAGGATAATCCCTCGGATAGTATTTCATACTCAATCCCTCAACAAGTGTCTCCAGCTGGCGGATACGCAGTTGGTTCGCTCCAAGATTATTTCGGTCTTCCTACTGTCGGCCAGGTTACTGCCGGCAACACCGTCTCGCATAGTGCTTTACCGGTACGTGCATATAATTTGATTTATAACGAGTGGTTCCGTGATCAAAACCTTCAAAATTCCGTTACCGAAGATAAAGGTGATGGGCCAGACGCATCCCCTTCTACTAATTACACACTCCTTCGACGTGGCAAGCGTCATGATTATTTCACTGGGGCGTTACCATGGCCACAAAAAGGTGGCACAGCTGTTACGCTCCCTTTAGGAACGTCAGCACCTGTTAAAGGTATTGGCAGTTTTCAATTATCTTCAGTTTCTAATGCTTCATCGGGTTCACAACTTTATCGTGGTGGGTCTGATGTTTCTACTGGTGGTATTTACGCTGATTTATCTTCTGCTACAGCAGCTACTATTAATCAGCTTCGTCAATCTTTTCAAATTCAGAAGTTACTAGAAAGGGACGCTCGTGGTGGAACTCGATATACTGAAATTCTTAGAGCCCACTTCGGCGTTCAATCTCCTGATGCTCGCTTGCAGCGTCCTGAATATCTCGGTGGTGGTTCTACTCCTATTAACATTAGTCCTATTGCTCAAACTAGTGGAACGGGTGCATCAGGCCAGACTACACCATTGGGTAATCTCGCCGCTTTTGGTACCTATTTGGCTCCTGGCCATGGCTTTACTCAGTCTTTCGTTGAGCACGGCTATGTTATTGGCCTTGTAAGTGTTCGCGCTGATTTGACTTATCAACAAGGATTGCGTCGTCATTGGTCGCGTTCTACTCGATATGATTATTATTTTCCTGCTTTTGCTATGCTTGGTGAACAAGCTATTCTTAATAAGGAAATTTATGTTACCGGTGGTGCAACTGATTCCCAAGTTTTTGGCTATCAAGAACGTTGGGCCGAGTATCGTTATAACCCATCTGAAATTACTGGTTTATTCAGATCAACGGCTTCAGGAACTATAGACCCATGGCATTATGCTCAGAAGTTTACTTCGCTACCTACTCTGAACTCTACTTTTATTCAGGATACACCGCCATTGTCACGCAACTTGGCTGTTGGTGCTGCGGCTAATGGACAGCAGCTCTTGCTTGATGCATTTTTTAATATTAATGCAGCTCGTCCGTTGCCCATGTATTCTGTGCCTGGTTTAATTGATCATTTCTGATTATGGCTAATATTCTTGGCATTTTGGGTGGTGCTGCCGGGTATGCCCTTGGTGGCATGCCTGGCGCTATGCTTGGTGCTTCTATTGGCGGTGGTTTTGACGCCAATCAGGCTCGTAAAGAAGCAGCTGAGTCTGCTAATGAGTTTTCTGCTCAGCAGTATGCTACTAGATACCAGACCCAAGTTAAGGATTTGCAAGCAGCAGGTTTAAATCCTATGCTTGCTTATTCTCAAGGTCCAGGTAGTTCTCCTACTGGACAGCAATATCAGTATGCTAATCCTTATGAAAATGTTTCAAGGGATTATGCATCTGCATATAACGTAGAACGTTCTGGAAAAAAGATTGAAGCTGAAACTGAAAATGTTGAAGCTAACACTATTGTTCAACGTGCAGAACGTTATTTGAAGGAGGCTCAAACTCATTTAGCTGGTGCATCTGCTGACCAGGCAAGAGCTAATATAAACAAGCTTGAATTTGAAGCAAAAAAGATTGCAGAGGAAATTAAGAATATTCCTAAAGAAGGAGACCGTTTAGTTGCTCTTGTTAAAAATCTTAGTGCTTCTACAGATTTAATTGAAAAGCAAGCAAATACTGAGCAGCAACGTTTTCAGCAAATGAAGTGGTTAGCTGTTAAAACAATGCTTGAATCTGATTTGTTAAATTTTGATATTAAAGCAATTCAACAGGCTGAAAATTTTGGAAAAGAATTTTCACAATTTAAGCCTCTTGTTGATGTTATTTTGTCTGCTATTCGTATTTTTAAAAGGTGATGAAATGAGTGTTTTTTTGCGTACTCCTTATAACTATGACATGTCTAAAGTTTCTGATGAAACTGGTTTGTCATGTGATGATCCGTCTTTGACTCAACAGCAATTTGCTGAAGAGTCTGATATCAACAATATTGTTGATCGTTTTATGAAGACAGGTCATATACCTACACCTTCATCTATGCCGCAGTATGCGGATTATGAAGGTATTTTTGATTTCCAATCGGCTATGAATGTAGTGCGCCAGGCCGATGAGAACTTTATGCGAATGGACGCAAAAGTACGTGCAAGATTCCATAATTCTCCTCAAGAATTTTTGGAGTTTTTTGCTAATCCCGACAATGCTGATGAGGCGGTGCGCCTTGGTTTGGCTGTTCCTACTGCCAAACAAAAGGATGTCCCTCATGAGGTTGTGGAGTCGGCGAAAGCCGACGGGGCAGCGTCCTAGCTGCTAAGCCTGGTGGCGTGGGCACAGTGAACTACTTGATGTAACTGTGCCCATTGACACCTTCTTTGTTATCTGTTCTAATGGAGTCATCATGAAACCTCTACATCGTTCAAGCGTTCACAAACACAATAGTGCGAAGCAATTTCGAGCTCAAATGGGTCGTACTCAGTTGGCAAACATTGTTGCTGCTCCTATGAGGGGCGGAATCCGTCTCTAAGGTCTAATGTGTACTACTATCTGGACACATCCAACGAGGGGACCTGTCAAATGCGGTCAATGTGTGGAATGCCGTTTAGCCTATTCAAGAGAGTGGGCTATTCGTATAACGCACGAGCAACAGATGCACAAGGTGTCTTGTATGCTCAACCTCACGTATGACGATGATCATCTTCCAAAATATGGGCAGTTGTTAAAAGCTGACCTTCAGAAGTTTTTCAAGCGTATGCGTAAGGCTGGTTATAAATTTAGATATGTAGCTTCAGGAGAATATGGCGATGTTTCAAGACGTCCGCACTTTCATATTGCATTGTTTGGAGTGGATTGGCACGCTGATCGTGTGCCTTTTGGTAGTTCTGGCGGTGATAGGACTTATACTAGTGTTCGAGTCAGCAAGCTCTGGCCTCAAGGGCACCACCTCATCGGCTCCCTCAATTTCGAGTCTGCAGCATACATTGCCCGTTATATCTTGAAAAAGATTAAGGGGCCAAATGCATCTCCGATGCCGTTGTATTCGAACACTGAAACAGGTGAAATTGTTTTGCCAAATCCTGAATTTATGTTAATGTCTAAAGGCCGTATGCGCGGTCAGGGCATTGGAGGTTCATGGTTTAGTGAATATTTCATGTCTGA